GTCGAACCAGTGCGAGGCAACGAGATGGCCACCGCGTTGATAGTAACTGTCTGATCTGCGAGTGCCATTTGGCATTGCTCTTTCTAGTAAAGAGGGTGAGTACGCCTTTGTCTCACCCAAGGTTGAAGGACCTTTGCATGATGTGCAGAGGTTTTACTTCCCACTAGAATCTAGTGATTCCAATGGCCGCGAGGATGGCTTTCTGGTAGTCTGAAAGACTACCATAAGTCAACCCGAAGCCATACGGTGTCGCCCGAATTCTACGCTTCTTGTGGACTTTTATGCCCATATCAGGACAGCGTTGAATCGGCGTCGTATTCCCGTTAAATTGTGAACCGGGAACCGGCGAGACCATATAAGTGGATTTAGTTTCTTCCATCATATAGCCGTATTGCAACACGACTGCATCGTCTTGCCACTTGGCAACATTGGTAATCAAGTCACCAAGATTTAATTGCCAGTCGAGCAGCCAGGACCACGGGATAAGGTTATAGACTGTGTCTATATCCAAACCCACGCCATAGTCCCACCGCAGTTTATCTGCGGCGGCACGCAAGCGTGACACGGGTTCCATATCAGGGGGCATATGAACTACGTATGCTCCTGAGAACCAAGCCTTTCGTTCAGTATGAACTGTAAACTCAGGCTCATATATCGGACGGCGGAAGTCTCCATAGTTGATGAAGAACCCCTCATTAGACCAATTAAACTGGCTATCAAAGCCAAATTGATTGGCCCCAGCGCGTCCTAGTGTCGTGTAAAAGTTGTTATCAGGAAAACGATACCTGCGCCTAATCAACTTACCAGAATTGGTAAGAAGATTATCCAAGGTAGAAATACCCTTGGATTGCATGCGCACGAAGTCCTTAAGATCACTTACAAAGGGCTGAAGCCCAAAAGTGTTCTCAAGGAAGATGTCGGATCCCTCCTTCGCAGAGGTCTTTCCGGCACTAGCAGCCTTGTCTTGGTACCTTTTTATGATACCTTCGAGACGGCTCTTCGATAACTTCGCGGCGAAAGGGATTCCATCCCTTCGAAGTTCTACCAAGAAGTTAGTAACGTTAACGGGACTAATATCAGGCCTAGTTTTCGCAATGGCAGTTGTGCCGTATGCGATAAGCTCGTCATCCGTGGATGACAAGGCTGGGAATTTCGATGCAATATGATTCACATCGGAATCCTTGGTAATATAACCCCATCCTTCAAAAGCAGTTCCATAGGAACTATGAATGGATGGAACCATATTACCGTACCCTTCCCAGATTCGGTTATACCAATCTGTATAGCGGCTAGAATAGATAATTCTATCCACTATAGGGGTCCAGCGGGTGGTCATGAAAGGCCCACCCAAATCAGGTCTAATACCCTTTGGACTGCTACCTTTAGTGGCAGCAAACATAGGATGTCCCTCTGACTCAGTAATCTGAGCGTCACAAAGTTCGGGGCCGTCGGTCCGGATTTCATCCGGATCTCTGTCTCCGTCCCAATCGTACCAGGTCCTAATCCAAAATGGACTCCATCCCGTAGGGATGATACGTTTGCGTACCTTACGGTGCGCGACGTATGGATCTTCGTCGATTCGTGACATAACAACACCTCGTATGGAAAGTTCAGTGACGTCGTTGTCACTGAAGTTCTG